AGTGGTTGATGCAACACCTCAACCTGTCATTGATTCTCTAAATAACTAAAAAGTCTTCAGATGTCTAGAATAAGAGCCAATACAATTGTCAACGGTGCTGGTACTGGAGCCCCTAACTTTCCTAGAGGTGCCATTATTAGTGGTATCTCTACGATTAATGCTGATCTCAATGCCAGTAATGTTAGTTTTAGTGGTATTACAACTACTAATCAACTGAGTTTAGATACTGGTTCTTCGATTAGTGGTCCAGCAACTAACACATTGGCATTAGGTACTAATGATGTTGAGAGACTTCGCATCAGATCAAACGGACATGTTGCGATTGGTAATGATATTGCAAATGATAATGCAATGTTCAAAGTTGATGCAGCAGATGGACAATCTGATGATCAGTATGTTGGACAATTTATTAATAGAGAAGCAACTGCTAGTAGAAACTATGGTGTTAATATACAAGCAGGATCAAATAGCACTGATCATGGATTTAGAGTAAGGAATGGTGCAAATGATGCAACTCACTTTCAGGTAAGAGGTGATGGTTATGTAACAAAACCTAATCAACCAGGATTTTTTGTTAGTGGGTCATTTACATTAACTAGTTGGAATGGTGTCTATTACCCTTTATGGAGTGATTCGGGTAATCCTCCAATCTATGATATTGGAGATAATTATTCAGATGGAGTATTTACTGCTCCCGTAGATGGAAGATATTTATTTTCAGCACACTTTTTAACTGACAATGGTGCGGGATATTTACTATGGAGTTTTTATAAAAATACATCGAAATATATGTCTGGATGGCATCAAGTATATGATACCAACGCAGTGGCAAATGAAACTTCTTCGACTGGGACACTAATTATTCAATTATCTGCAAATGATACCGTAACAATTGGTATCAATGCTAGTCATGACGATGTATATACACCTTCTTATAATTATTTCACGGGTTATTTATTAGGATAAATAATTAAAAAATTTACACATGAACTATAATATTGTATTAACAGAAGCACAAAATAAAGCTTTAGAGTATGTTTCTGATCCAACTGAATGGATCAATCATGCTATAAATAATCGTTGTAGACAAGCAATAAATGAAATTTGTAAAATTTATACTGAGCATAAACTCAACAATAACGAACCTATTACTGCGGTAGGTAAAGATGCTATGGTTTTTGCAGCTTTTGAAGAGGGACTGGTCAAGACTGCAATACAAAGAAACGAAGATGCGGGAGAAGCAGAACTAGCGGAATAATTATAACGTAAGATAATACATGATAATTTGACCACTTGACAAACTGTCACAACTGACCTCCACTTTTACGAGTGGGGGTCTTATATTATGTGGAGTTATACCAAGGAGATGACTACCACTCATAAACTAATCTTCATTATGTCATTCATATGGATGATGCAATGGGGAACCAGAGTTGTGTATCAAGGACTATCTCATGCACTCTATTAGTATTAACCTCCCAGACCACCCTATACCCGACTGTAAGCCACTTATAGACTGGTTCTTAATGGAATACTTATCTGACTATAGTGTAGACCTAACAGTGGTTTATATGGACCTATCTGATGAAGGTGTTGATGGTTGGTGCATGAGAGAAGAAGACCATGAGTTTATTGTTCAAATTGATGAGAGACTTGATGGTGCAGAACACACCAAAACTATTCTTCACGAATTATATCATGTATTTCAACATTTGAAAAATATTCCTCGGTGTGAGATGTGTGCAAACTTAAGTGAAGAACAAAATCTTGACAGATATACAAAAGGTCTATAGACTAGGCTTGTCCAGGATGATGAACATACTATAAGTCATTATTACTCACCTTCAATTGACCACTGTATTGTAAGAGACACCATTCCATGAAACCCAAATTCGTTTGTGTTGAACCAAAAAATAATAGATCGAAGAATCGGTTCTATAATCTTATGCATGAACTTCATTCATGTAGAGTAGAACAAGAGACAGAAGATCAAATGTTTCTTTCTTCTATTACCGGTAAGTATCACTTCTGGATGCAAAAAACTAATGATGAGAACTGGAACGTAATCAAATGAGTAACTACGATAGAACATGGGAACTAATGAATGACCTTGAACAGTCATTCAGTCGTGTCAGTACTATTGAGTTTCTATCAGATAAACTGGTAGAAGCATCAGACAATGGTAGGTATAGTGATGTGGTTGACATTAGTCATGCATTACTTGCGTATATTCCTGTCTATACTAAAGACTTTGATGAAAAGTTTAAGAAATGTTGGGAAGGGATAGTCACACCAGAGCTCAAAGGTTATAATCAACTAGATAAGGATATAACAGGGAATTAACACATGAGCCTACCATCAAACAGTAAAAAACTTAGTAAAACTCAAATTGAAAGTATTGAAAATGCTGTAAAAGATGTAGGCATCAAAGCTATTCATCCTGATAAGATGGAAGAATTTGCTGCATATCTTGTAGATAAGGTAAAAAACTCTGATGGATGAGAAAGAAACACTGACTCTTGCTATGCAACAAATTGAGACCACACTTGACCTAATTAAAGGTAATGACTATGAATCTTACATGAATCTCAAACTAATTTCAGTCTATTATGAGTTACAACGTCAACTTGACAATCTTTCGTAACTAATCTATACTATTAAGGTAATTCTCAAGACTAATGAAGTATCTGTTTATTGTTGATCATTATGTACCATTTCCCTCATCAGAATATGGTGGAGTGTGGAATGTTGTTGCAGAAAATGATGAGGAATGTTTTGATTTAATCACTGAAGATGATGGTGAGTTTAATTCTCAGTATTTCAGTGAATTAAGACAAAATATCAACAAGGCCGATAAATATTCTTTGTTAGATGAACTACCATCTAAAGTTGTAACCTCTTTCCTAACGTAATCATGTCACAACCACGTCAAAGGGATGTTAATGATCCCCTCTATGACCCAAATGATAAGTACAATGCCTATAAGGTAGACTTACACACCAATGAAACACATTCGGAAGATGAATGGGATGCAGAGCATGATGGTAAAATTGCCGATTGGCATAATCGACATCAAGACAAAGTTCTAGACAAGTTCTGTGATGATCACCCCGGTGCACCTCAATGTAAAGTATTCGATGACTAATTCACAAAAAGACGCACTCAATCTTATGATTGAAAGTGTAATCAAACCTGATAGTCGTCTCCGTGGTTGTGCATACAATCAGGGATGTTATGATGAATTGATGGAATGGCGTCAAAAGATGCTTGACTTACTCTATAGTTATGAAACTGATGGAATTTCCACACAAAGCACCGCAAGGTTATGAATACTGGACTGATGATTATTCAAAGACAATCAAACGTATTTGGATTCGCAACATCAGTCGTGAATTTATAGGATGTTCAGAAGTACATCCGAGTTCAGTATGGGGGTTCTTTTGTAGAAAGAAAGGAGTGTTTATCGCTCCAATCAATCACAAGAAGCCAGGTAAGGTAGTAAATATATTAGACACGAGTCCATATTCTGCAATGCAGAAAAAACTTAACCCACTCATGGCAGCATTCTCATGAACCCAGATACCATAACATTATCTACTCCATCAAGATCTTTTGCATACGAAAGATTGTCACGAGAGATTGAGTCTTGTGAAGATCTAGGAGAAATCAAGGATATGTTACGGTGTTATGTTAAACTATATCTTAAGCAACAAGAAACATTAAACTCTATTGGTGTCCCATCTTCTATTAATTAATTATTATGTCTAATTATGATCCACAGGTGAATGATTATGTTAAATGGGAGAAACCTGCAGGTATTCTTGAGGGATGGGTATACTATAGAGATGAAGAAGATGAGTATATTACAATTGAACTTGGTACAAAACCAAAACCATACTGTACGGTAACTCGTACACACAAACACTGCAAATATCATACATTGTTGTTATGTTACCAACATCAGTGGAATGAATTAGAATATATAAAAAAGAGAAATTCAATTTACGATGAAGATTAAAGCTTTGTTACTTGCCCTGTCACTGACAGCAGTTCCTTCTGCCATGGCAGATCCACAATTTTATCCACATCAACATACTCATGAAGGTGTAGATACTACTGCTACATTTGCACATCATGAACCTGAGGTTGAACCATTTTCATATGATTCGATGGGTTGTATGTTACTGCAAGAATGTAGTGAAGGTGTAGATCCAGTTTGGGGTATTGATTATCTTGTACAACAATATCCTGACTCTGATTGGGCCCCAGTTCAAGAAGAATTTAGTCGTATGTTGAATGCATTGACTCTTATTGATGTTCAGGTATATCTTGCGGACGAAAGTTATTTTCCTGTTGGACACCGTGGTGTATATCATACAGTAGGAAATAATTTCTTCCTGAACAGAGCATTCATGCATCGTCCTGGCGTATTGATGTCAGTTATGAGACATGAAGGGTGGCATGCAGCTCAGGATTGTATGGCTGGAACAATTGATAATACCATGATTGCTATTATTAAGCCCGAGGAAGATGTTCCTATGTTGTGGCAAGAAATGGTAGAACGTACTTACCCAGTTTCTGCACAACCATGGGAGAAAGAGGCAACCTGGGCAGGTAAAACTGAAGGTATGACTCAACTAGCACTTGAATCTTGTGCTCGTGGTACAATGTGGACCGATTATGAGCCAACACCAATGACCCGTGAATGGTTGGTTAAAAATGGTTATATCAAATGATATTGGCTGATGTTTTAATATGGATGAGTGTTCCATTTGTATTAGTAACATTATACTTTGGAACACG